CCCTAAACTATAAAGAAATAAGGGTGTGGCTAAAACTTAAATCACTAAACTTAAGATCATACCCATATAATAAACAATACTTCATAAGCTCTGTGCTCATGGATTGAAAAGTCTTAAGATTAAAAACTGGAATATTAACATTCCATACATCTTTAAGAAGTTTGAAAACATTATCGGAACCAGGATGATACAAATTATCAACCTCTCTGATAATATCTTTATATCTACCTAGATAATAATAAAAAAACTCCAATATATAATAATCGTTTATCCCTCCTAATAATAAATAACTAAAAAAACGACTAAATGAAATTTGAAAAAAGTATTCTTTTGACATAGGTCGCTCCATATACAATAAAGCTTGTAAGAATTCTTTTCTCGGCCTATACAAAAAACCACCTTTTAACTGATAACCTAAATATTTCCTATCATCTACATGCTCAGCAACAATAGTCTTTTCAGGTTTAGTTTCACAACCAAAATACTTATAGTACATTTCGGTGAACCGTTCAAGGGGAAAATACTTATTATGATAATAAAAAGAGAAGTCATCACCTAACCAATTAGGATTAATAACTTTGTCTATTGGGACTAAACCCCATAGATCTAAATCAATCTCTTTCATCATACTTAGAATACATAATGAACCCACTGTATTAAGTAGTGAGTTAATCAACAATGTTCCTAAGGTTCCAGAAATAATGCCACTATATTTTTTGAAAACTTTGCCATTGGGAAAAAGAACTTTTGTTCTAATTGCGGAGTCTTGAATATATTTAAACTCCCAAGCATCATAAGTTGAACGGAAGTTAATCTTCTTCTGTAACTCATGAAAAATCATATCGTGAAACCAACTAGCACGATAAGAATCCCAACCAGAAATGTCTGTATTATAAAAAACCATATCTCGATTACCGGTGAGATATCGATTTAAACGTGGTAAAGATGTTTTACCCGTTATCCAAATATTTCTGAAAAATTCCTTTTCATTGATTTGATCATAAAAAGGAAGTAAAAAACGACCTTCGGAAACGATCGTTGAAGCAGAGACCAACCAAATAGCTCTTGTCTTCTTTTGAGTTCTATCTGATAAATGACCACGCATAGCAAAAGTGCAATAATCATTAACTGGTCTTCCATTGATTATGTTTCTCATATTTTCATTGTATTGACGAACGATAGCTGGTAAACATTCCCCTTTCTTTAACTTAACACCACCATGATATTTCATTGAAACATATCCGGCTGATGTGTTCTTTGGAATCTTACGAATAGATTCATCACGGGAAATAGGTTCTACATCGTCAAAATTACGAAACACGTGTTTAATAGCACGACGTAGGTGCATATAGAAGTATTCTTCTTTAGTTGATGGTTTTGGAACACGTGGATAAAGATACTGCAACAAACTAAAAAACATTCTTCCACTCTCTGGAACTTTGTTTTTGTCACAACATCTATAATACTCTGGAGCATCAAATTCTTTGAATGCTCTTTTCACAAATGCATCTCGATAATTTTTATGAATATCATGACTTAAATTATAACGATATTCAGTCTCACAAACAAACTTCCAATTATCACTATAATGGAGTAAAGTTTGGTATTCTTCTTCGGAGACGCGATACATTGACCGATACGTTGGATGGTTGTGGAGTATGGCGAATTGAAAGCACGAACAATACGGCATCTTCATTAACCATAAAGGATCCCGGAGAAAACGGTGGGAAAAAAGGTATGGCCTGTAATTGAATAAACAAGAAGGTAGAGTATGAATTATGGGCATGTTGTAAAAACAAATAATAAAACAACAAGAATAAAAATGAGGGTAATATAAAAATGCGGAAACCCGCTTGGTTTGAGTGTTATAATTTTTGAACTACGTTCAAAAAACAACAGTGACCAAAAGAAAATTCGAAAAATTTTAAGGGACGAAAT